ACACCTATATTAATTGCAAATGCATCTTTAATTCTAACAGAATCTCCAATTACTCTATATTGAGAGAGGTAGGTGCTTAAATTTTGCTTTAAAGCAGTTGAAGCATTAACTAAGTGTTTATTTCTATCATACGTTAGTACGTAGAGATCTAAGGTTGTTGGTGTTTCACCGATACCTAAGTTAGCGACTTTAGTCTGTTCAATATATGCTTTAGAGATAACTCCATACCTTGCAGGCATTGATAATGCTCTAACTAGGTAGTCATCTTGAGTAACGTTACGTAATTGAGTTTGGTAATTAGAGATTGTGTTTTGTCTAATTTCTTCAATGCTATCACCGTCCTGTCCCCCGACTGCTGCTTCAGGATTATTCACTGCTAAAGATGCTCTGTAGGTGTTAGCAGTGGTAGGGTTTAGGTTAGGGTTTAAGAAATTAATATTTCCTGTTACTACTGTTAGATCATTAGAGGGTACGTTTGCTTGAACTCCACCACCGGTTAGGTATCTGATTGTTAAAGTTGTGTTAGAGGGGGCAATACCATACGTCTTAGTGAAAATAAAGTTAGTAGGTGAGTAAGCAGTGGTTAATTTAGATTGTTCGAAAGGTAACCCTAAGCCTACGTTATTTGGATTAGGTACAATGTTCTCGTCTGTATCTGAGGCTGTTCCGGCACCAAATTGTATTTGTAGTGATCCTGAATCTACGAACCTGGTTGCAAATCTCCTTTGTACTTGTTCTAATTGTAAGATGTAAGGAGTGTCTGCATTACCTGAGGATCTGTTAGGATCATTAGGGTTAGTATTCTTAATACTAGAGTAGATTGTATCTTGAGCTAAATAATCAACTTCATACCAAGTGTTACCGTCACTATCTACTACATCTAAAATACCTACGATGTTTTCTGCTGAGATGGTTCTAGTGTCAAACTGAACCGGGGTAGTGAACGTAAAGTCTACTGAATTGATTGTTGCAGAGATTGCTTGTCTGCTTTTCTTTAGTAGGTAACTAACTGGGTCAGTACCTGCTGTTTGAAAGATGGTTACTTCTGTTGGATCTTGAGAGGATGATACAGAAAAGTCAACACTATCTTGAATTAGAAATCTAGTTTCATTATTAGAGGTAGAAGATACTACTGCATTATCTCCAATTAATAAACAGTAATCAAAATCAGGAACGTACACACTTGCAGATAGTTTTGAAGGTATCTGCTGGTATAGATCGATAGTAGTTGTAGCAACTCCTGTTACGTTGGGTTTATAGCCGAACATATATGCTAACTCAAATAAGTTATCTGTCTGTCGAGCATACTGCAGGTATGTTTCTTGAATTTGATTATCAAGGTAGAAAGACATAACATCACCTACATAAGCTGCCATTTCCATAAACATCATCCCGGGAGATGAAGGACTGAAGTCATTATAGGTTGTTGGGAAGTAAGTCTTAGCGTAATCTATTAAGGAAGCTCTTAATGTAGTAAAATCCTTATTTACGTATTTTATGTCTCTTTTTATTGCCATTTTAGTTGAATGCTATTTCTAAATTATCTGTTATCCCGGTATCCTTAATAGAATAGGTTAGTTTAACTGTTACCTGTAGTGTATCAGGTTGACTTGTGATTTCTAAATCACCGATAATTACACTAGGAAAAAACTCACTAATTATAGACTGTATGTCTTGTTCTAGAGCAACCTCAGTATTAGTGTTTAGTTGTTCGAAGATATATGTCTGTAGACCTGCTCCAAAGGTTGGATTCAGGTATCTTTGTCCGGTTCCGGTCAGAAAGAAATTAATGAGGTTGTTTTTAATGGCCTGTTGGGTAGTGTATGTAGAGGAGAATACTCCCGGGGATGAAAAAGGGAGAGATACTCCGACAGCAACTCTCGGCTTTCTATCTATTGGGAATATTTTCTTCGCACCAAATGCCATTATTTTCTACTCATCAAACCCATTATCTGGTCTAGGTTAACCTCGCCAGGAGGTAGGGAAGATCCTTCTCCGGTCGTATTTGCACTTACAGGCGGTCTATATCCAGGTTGAGCTCCGAAGCCTATAGCATCATTAGAAGTCATTGAAATGTTTCCGTTTCTTGATTCCATCATTCCACCTAATAACTCTTTATACTTATCCCTTGCATTAATAGAGGGAGCGGTTGGTGTACCTGCTAAGGTTTGAACTGGTGAAGCATAACTTTCTTGAATAACCGTCTTAGGAGCACGTACTGCTTCTAATAGGATGTCTTTCATTTCTTCCTGGATAGCTTCCTTTACAGCTTCTTTGATGAGTTTTTTAAATAATTTGGTATCCATCTTTTATAAATATTTCTTAATTGGCTTTTAGATTATCCCTATCAATGATGAGTTTTAACTCTTCGACAAGGACTTGAGGGTTGGTTGTGAAGGAGGGTTCTGTCTGTAATAAGACAATTCCCTGACTATTTTTAGCTTGACCTATTTTTTGTTTTAATGTAGGGCTAAATTGTTTCTCTACGATTGCAAAAGTAAATCCTTTATAAATTTCATCAATTAGGGATTGTTCTGCTAGTTTAATAGTATCTAGTAGTTTAGTACTATCTTCTCCTAGTTGATTTGGTTTAGCACCGCACTTCTCTAATACTAAATCGATAATTTGTAAGGTAGTTATTACAGTCTGAAGTATCTTAGCTGCGGTGGATATGTATTGAGATCCTATAGTTAGAGCTCTTTTTAATTCAGGTAGTTTAGGGGTGCCGTCAGATTTAAACGTAATTAATGTTCTAATATCATCTAAGTCGCTTAGTAGCGCCGTGATAGCTCCCGGTACGATCGGGGCTACTTTAGTTGCTAGAGAGGTGGCTGTTTTTAATATATTTAATGCATTTACAGTCGTTACTGTTCCGTTTATTATTGGAGTTAGTAACTGTAAGGATGTATCAACAATATTTATGTACTTTGAAGTATTCTCAATATCAGTACCTAAACTGTTACGTATTTGTAATGCTCGGTTCAGGATTTCTGGGGATGGACATAAAGCAGGTGTAATTGGGTTAGCAGTGTCTATTCCTTCGATTCCTAACTGTGAAGCTAGAGATAAAATTGTAGAAGTAGCTTTGTCTCTTAAGTCTTCAATCTTTGAATTAACCGTTTGGTTTACCCTATCTAATGGAGATAACTGAGTTGCAGTCGCAACTACGGTAGCGGTTGCAAGAGCTCTTTGAAGCTTCATTCGCTTTTTAAAAGCATCTCTTTTAGCTGCTTCTTCCTGTCTCTGTTTTTCTAATTCTTCTGGTGTCATTATATTGTAAAGTTAGAATTAGATTTAATTAAATCAGGGTTTAGAGCTAGGATTCTTTTAAGTAATCCCGGTGCTTTTTGATTTAAACTCGGGATAGGTCCGCCTGAATTTGATGCTGTTTGAGATGCTGCAACTAAATCTTTTAGTATTGCGATCATTTCTTTTAGTAGTTCTGCAGTAGTGTCTCCTAATAAGAGCGGCTCTGTAGCAGATTTAGATCCTAAATAGATTTTCTCAGTTTGAATTGTCATCTCTGATGCATCTATATTAACTGTTCTGGTAGAGCTTAGGTTAATGCTTTGTGCTGAGCTTAACATTAGGTGATCTTCAGTAGTATTAAAAACTAATCTTCCCGAGTTAATTATAATTTGCTTACCTGTGTATTCGTCTGGTTTAGTAGGCGGATTGCTTTTATAACTAAAATAATTTGCATTTGATACTAGAGGTATCTTTTGAGTTGTTGTTAAGTAGATGGAAGAAGCATCTGTGTTTATATCTTCTGTAGTAAAGTCCCATCCATTCTTGTTAGCGTTGTCTGTCTGACCGTTTCGAATGATTGTTATAGCATCTCCTTGGGTTCCTTCTGAAGACCACGGGTTTCTTTTAGGAGCAGTACCGGTTAACCTAATACTGTTTCCCCATCTACCTTCGTATATTGTATCTCCTTCAAAAGGTTGCAGTGGGTATATGTTTGGCCGTTCTATAAAGTAATTACCAAACTTAATTTCTCCAGAACTATCCGTGAGTTTATTAGTACTACCTAAAACTGTATCTTGGTAATTTTTTGAATTAGCAGGAGTGTTTGATCCGGCGGAGTATGGAATAGCATTATGGTGAGGGTGATTCCATAAATTAACTACGCTTATATAGTATAAGGATACTGCAGAGGTTCTCTGTTGTAACTTCTTTGTGGGCTGTGAGACTAGATAAACGATCTCATTTATTAACGGATAGTTTTTTACTCCGGGTTGGAGTGGAAAAGCTACTTTGTAATTTTGATTCTTAACTGTAGTTGAATAATCTGCAGTACCACCAGACACCTCCACTAATTCAACTGCACCGATTGCTTTTGAACCGCCTAGTTCATTGTAGCGAGGATGTGTATCATCCATAACTACGCTAAGAACCCTTCCGGTTGAATTTAGACTTGCAAGCTTCAGCGCATCAAGTGTCTTACTAGTACCTGATGTTCCTGGATTTGATCCGTCGTTTAGAGCTCCAAAGCCGAATTTAGACATTATTTATCTTCCTTGATATTGTTAATCTCCTTCATCAACTGTTCCCTCTCCTCATCAGAGATTCCGAATGAGTCTGTAGCAGAGTCTTGGTTCTGGAAGATGCGCTGGATGATGGTTGCAACCTTTACAAGTTGGTCATCATTCTTAACTCCGATCTCTAAATACTCCTTAATTAAGGGTACAATCAAAGTAGCATCACCAGTATCTTCAATTAAAGGACGTAACTCAGAAATAAGAGTTGAAATCTGCTTCTCCTTCTTCTTCTGATTGTCGTAAATCTCTTCTAGAAGGTCTGCGAATTTCTTATTTTTGAATATTAATTTATCTAAACTCATGAGTAGTCTATTTTTTATAAATAGAAAGTAGTACAGTTTAGAAGTTTGCGTATCCGTTCTCTATGTAGAATGCGTAATGTTTCTTATAGAGATCCCCTAAT